TACCTTGATGTATCACATAGGTTTTAAGAATCATATCTACTTGTTTCTGATCTACATGAATACCCCAAGGAGAAAAAGGAACTTGTCCTGCATCTTCTTTACAAAAAGACATGTCTACAAAATTATCATTAATAGGGAGCTTAACATTATAACTATTCTGTTTTTTTGTGTTAATAAAATACTCTCTAAAATCGGTAACTTTTTCCCAAGACTTATCATACATATTACATAGCTCTTCAGAAACTAGTTTATACTTTTGTTTTATAGCTTCTATAGTTCTATCATTATATTCTATGTTCTCACGAGACATAGTAACATCTATTTCACCTATATCAAAATGCAGTGCTACAGATGTACTACTATAATCTTTGTAATACTCTTCAAATCTAACCTGGTTAGTATCTAAAGGATAACTAACACCACCAAGACATATAGATAATTTGTACTCAATATGCTCTGACTTTGAATGAAGAGAAGCAATCCAATGTTTACCTCTGTATACCTTATAATTATTGTCAATATTCATACCCTTGTATGTAATATTATCAAAGAATCTAAGTTGATGTCTACACTCTGATATAAACTTTTCTTCGTCTCCTGCTTTAACAGGTAATATAACAGACGTACCATTACGTTCATCTGTAGATTGACTAGAGATTAATTTAATCATAGGAACTTGCTCACCTCTATGCACAATATAGTTATATGCTATACCGTTATAGATAGTATTAACTTCAAATATATCTGTGTAAGCTAGAGGACTCTTTGCTCCAATACCAAAACCACCAATTTCATTATTAGTTTCTCTCTTGGTAGAAGAAAAATACTTAGAATAAATGTCTTCGATACGATCAGTGCTTAGACCTACGCCTACATCCTTAAAACATATCTTACCATTCTTTCCAGTTAAGGGATCTGCATTTTGTAATATAATAACTACGTCGTCTTTTACTGCAGCTTCTCTATGAGAGTCAAAGCAGTTAGACGTGAGCTCACGTACAATAGATCCTATCTTGTTAGAATATAGAGTATCTGAAAATCCTCTAAATAGTACACCTATATTCTCTTTATCTATACCAAAGTCAATACTTTTATTTATAGTACCAACATGTTGTATATCTGAATTACTTACTAATTTCATATTTTATTGTTTTACTTAAATTTTATTGTTTTATCTTCTACATGAACAAAATCTTGCCCGCACTTAGAACAATTTGCTTCGCTTGTTTTCCAGTCAAACATTAAATAACCACCATTACAATTAGGACACTGTATTGCCGGTATCTTATTGCTAGTCATTATAGGTTCTTCTGGAATGTGCAAACCAAACTGATCTCTAGCTTCTTGAGCAGCTTCTTCTTGCATTTCAATAAACAATCGTTTCATTTTACCCATTACTTTTCTTTTATTTCTATGTTATACTCAATTTTAGTTGTAGGATCTGGTATCTCAATGTCTAATGAGACAACAGCCCAGTTCTTGACGTTATCTAAATACTTCACAAACTCGTCAGTTGACAATTGCTTAGTAGATTTAGATAAAGTGCCTAGAATTTCTCCATCTCCAGAAATGAGATCATCTCTTAGAAAGTTAGATCTAAGAAATTGATGTACATCATCTCTAGTCAATGGTGAAGACACGCCATGATCCGACACGTCAGTTCTTGTATACCCTAATTCTGTGAATCTTTCTTTTATTGTGTGTACAACTACACCCCAATAATATCTATTTTGTGGTATTGATCTCTGATTTGTTTTCTCTATGCTTATCTTAACTATTTTTTCGTGGAAATTTCTAAGTTCATCGTTAATAACTAGTGGTTCATCCGGTATTATTCTACCTTCACGAATCGTTGCTATAAAATTCATCATAATATTTGTGTTTAATTACTTCATCTCTTATTTCTGGAGTTATAATAAAAACTAGTTTTCTGTCTTGTTCATTATCAACGGGACAAAACTCTGGTGCTCCTGCTTTTGTTATATATTTAATATCATCATCAGGTAAAATACCATGTTTAACAATCAGATCTTGGAAACACTTGTTATATAACCATTGGTTATCAAGGTCCCAGTTTGCTTGTCTTATAGTATCATATAACTTTAATGATATTCTTACTGGTAGATTTTCTATAGGTTCTATACCTTGTATATGAGGTACAAAAGAATCTTTAACAGCGTTAACTATTTTAGATCTAATATGTGGACTCATTCTTGCATTATACAAAGCTTGACCATTAATGGTAACATACTTAGGCTTACCTATTGTTCTAGGATTAGCTACTACGCATTCACCATTATTATCAATCAGTCTATTTTTACTGTCAAATCCATAGGATGAATATTTTTTAGGTATTTTACCACCTTTCTTATAATATTTCATTCTACGTGCTTTAGATATCATTACTTTCTTTATAAATAAAGGAATAGATATTTCTAAGGGTTTCTGTGCCATAATTTATTATTTAATGTTATTATAGAATTATTAATTAGTGCTTGTGTCTCATCATGTCCTTTTAACTCATAGAAATCTGAGATGTCTTTTGCTTTATAATCATAAGTACCAAACCTACCATTAGTTAAAAATAGAGGTGTGAAATTATACTGCTTATAAAGTTTATTAGCCATCTTAATTCCTGTATAGTCAAAGTCCATTAATGTAACCACATCATGAAACCTTGTAGTAAGATCCGCTAGAATCTTCTCTTCAGGTTCTGCAACCTCACTCGCCGGAGAGCATGCATGTATACCAAATTGTCTTAAGCACATAACATCTTTCATAGATTTTGTTATTACCACACAATCACCTGTATTAGGTAACTGTTCCAGTCCCTGCCAGCTTGTAAAATTAGATAACCATCTAAATGAACTACGCTGAGGCATGTATATTTTATACTTACCTGGACCAAATCTATAAGCATATGCTAAATCGTTTTTGGTTCTGTTATATACTATTTTACTATTATAGAATACTATCTCACAAGGATACACATCATATAACTGTAGAGTCTCTCTGTTTATACCATAGGTTGACCAATATTCTCTATCGTTCACATCCCAAGATCTAATTTTTATTTGTATTACTGACTCTGTAGGTTCAATTTGTATCTTTGTGTAATCACGGTTAATAGGAGTAATAGATCTAAGACCTATTTTTATTAATCCAAAGTCTTCAGCGCATCTATCTAATGACTGTTGATAAGTTAGACCATACTTATATTGTATGACTTTTATCCAATCACCTGTAAATCCCTGTGCCCAATCTTTGAAATATATAATACCATTACCGTTAGCAGAAAAAGAACACGAAGGGTTATTATCCGTACGTAACGGAGACCTTACTTTTTTCTTCTGTACTTTTATTCCTAAATAGTGTTCGAGTATTTGCACTTGATCTAAATTTCCTAAAATAAACTCTTTAGTTACTACTGGATTTAGATTATACATATTTATTATTTTATATAAAAAAAGGGGCAAAGATACGTATACCTTTAAACCCCTTAATTATGAATGAAAATTTGACTCTATCTTACCATAAATCACCACTACTAGCACTTTCTTTTGTGCTTATAGATGCTTCTGGTGTAGGCTCTGCAGCTGTAACATTATCTCTAGAAGAGACTGTTAGCTGAATATCGCTATTTTGTGGTACCATAAAAGGCTGTAATGGACGATTAGGAAATTGTAAATACTTTCCTTGCTTGTCATACACACATTTTATTTTAAACTTTAGGTTTTCATAAGAATTACCTACCAAGTTTAATACATTTTTACCAAGTTCATCCCAAGTTGCACCGCCGATACTTACTTTCTCTTTTGGTACAAACGCAGATAGCATATGGTATAAAGATTCTCCTACATTCCTCAATAAGTCGGCGTGTAGTTGTTCAGGGGTTGAAGACCAGCTTCTACCTGATTGAGCCGCATTCTTTGCAGACTCTTTTAACCTTTCTAGAGATGTTACCTCCATGTATGTTTGTGTGAATTTAGCACCTGCCTCGTCTTGGAAATAAAACCTAATGCAATTACCTCCTGTGCCATCTTTTCTAAGGGCGTCGAATGTTACATCTACTAAACGAACATTCTCATTAACACCGGCTTTCATCAATGTGTAGCCTGGTGCGTTACTTTGTGTTTCTACTAATTTGTACATAAAATTTACTTTAAAATTGTTTTACTATTAATGCAATATACGAATTTAATCATTACTTACCTACTGCAGTCTTGTATATCTCAGACCATTTAAAATCAAATATTTTACCTGCAAGGTGCTGTAATCTAGTACCAGCTTCTACCTCATCAGATGCTTCAAATGATATTTTTAAATTGCCTTCTTCGTCTCTGTATACAAAACCAATTGCATCTGATTTTGCCATTACATAATTCTTTAACTTACCGGATAAATCAAGAGAGCTTACATTAACCTCTACTGAGTCATTACCGATAATAGTTTTCTTTCTGTGACCTATAATAATTACATGTTCACAGCATTCCATAAGAGCGCTA